ACGAAGCTGATGTCGAAGAACCTCGGCTTCGTGTTGATGGCGAACGTCTTCTTCCCGGTGGCCGGGTCGATGTCGTTCATGTGGAACTTGAGGTGGTCGCAGTACTCCGCCCTCGTCTTGGCCACGTTGCCGCAGATCGAGCAGATGTCGAACGGGACCTTGGTGCCCATCGAGACGTCGGGATAGTCCCCGTTCTCGATGCGCGACAGGAACGGCGCGCCGCCGTGCTGCTGAGCCAGCTCGTGATCGACGAGGACGACGAGCTCGACCCTCCGCATCTGCGGGTTGGGCACCGCCAGGATCACCTCGCCGAGCATCCTCGGTTTCGGAACCCGATTGACCTTCGAGAAGAAGTCGTAGTTGACGTGGTGCACGAAGGGGTGCGCACCGTAGAACGTGGTATAGCCGTAGCCCTTGGCCGCGCAGTAGTTCCACGCGAACTTCCTCTTCGTCTCGAGGTCGGCGTAGCGCACCTTGTCCCATCCAGGAGGCTCGTAGACGAGCGAGTCCCAGGGGAACCAGTCGCCGTTGATGTTGCTGGACCAGAACTCTCCGGAGCCGAGTGCGTTGACTAGCACCGCTGTCTTGCCCGCCTGCGGCTTCAGCGAGTGGATGAACTGCTCGACCTCGGGGACGATGACGGACGAGATCTTCTCCAGGCCACCGTCGCTGTAGCGGATGAGCTCGACCAGGGGGTTGCCCTGGGGATCTCTGGCAGCGAACTCGACCCGCTTGTACATCAGTCCCCTCGAGGCGGGTTGCCCCTGCGCTGTCCGATGGCCCGGGTCTCGTGGACGCCGAGAGCGAACGGGCTCTGCGACTCACCTTCCAGCGCACCCATCGTCCTGGCCATCCCCTCGTCGTAGCCGAGGTCGTAGAGGGACTGGCGCATGTCGTGGCGGGTGCGGATCTTGCCCTTCTCTCCGGCCGTGGCCATCGCATCGGCGTGCCGCAGGGCTGCCAGCTGCTTGGCCTCCTCGAAGACCTCACGCTCCTGCCGCAAGAGGTCGAGGTTCATCGCCGCCTGCTGGCCCTGGGCCTGACCCACCGCGGTGTTGTAGGCCCGCTGACGGAGGGACTCTCCCGTCTCCGCCCCGCGGACGAGAGCCTCGCCGATCTGTGGGACGGCCGGCCCGATGGGGGAAGTCGTCCGACGAAGATCGGAGAGCTGCTTCTGGGTACCGACGAGCTGCCGAGCGACGTCTGCTCCCAGCAAGCTGTACTGTCCCTGCTGTCGGATGAACGAGGCTGCGACGTTGGGGTCGGCCGCGAGGGATGGGGCGAAGTTGTGGAGCGTATCGAAGCCGCCCTTCAGCTTCTTCGGATCGATCTCCTTGAGGTCCGGGTGCTCCTTCATCATCCGGCGGAAGCGGATGGGCTTCATCGCCTTGCTACCGAGAGCGGCAGCACCTCGGCCGATGAGGTTGATGGCAGCCGGAGCTCCGAACGCCGCGGCCGACACGAGTGCGGCCTGACCTAGACCCTGCTTCCAGTCGAAGCCACCACCCTCGGCCGCCGACGTCACGACGTTGCCGGCCGCGTCCACGATCTGGCCGTTGCCTCTCGCTGCACGCTTCACGACGGAGGCGGTCTTCTCGCGGATGTAGTCAGCGACGTGGGGGCGGATGGCTCCGCTCTCGACGAGTGCATCGAGGTTCATGTACGGAACCCTCCTCCTGGCGCCTGCGGCATCCCGCGAGGTGCGAGGTACTTGCGGCCGCGGAACCTGCTGGCGACCATCGACTTGATGTCGCCGGGCTGGCCGAACGGGTTGAGGAGTCCCTGCGCCATGGAGCTCACGCGACGGCCTACCGTCTTCGCCCCGGAGATGATCTCGCCTGGTAGTGACGCCAGTGTGCCGACGGTCCCGAGTCCCTTCCCCAGTCCCCCTCCGACGAGAGAGCTGACGGCGCGGCTCTTGGTACCGACGGTAGCAGGAAGGCCCCCGGGAGACATGGGGTTGAAGCCCGAGAGCTTGGTGAGCTCGTCGAGCACCTGCAGCCTACGAGCCTGTCGCTGCGAGCTGGCCGCGAAGGAACTCATCGATCTCCTTGAAGTGGGCGTCGAGCTGACGCCAGGCAGCCGCGATCTTCTCACGCTCGGTAGCGAACTCGAGGAACGCGGCGTAGCTGCTCACCAGGGGGCTCTCCGGGTTGGGGATGCGAGCGACGGAGGCAGTCTTCGAGAGCTGCTCCGTGATGGCCTGTGCCGAGGCGACCTTCTGCTGGACGAGACCACCGATGACGGGAGCCATCGTGTCGTGGTGGACCTGCTCGTTGCCGTCGCAGATGGAGAAGCACGCCCCGGAGATGTCGCCGAAGGACACGCCGCCGGCGACGGCCTCCTTGACGTGGCCGAAGAAGTCGGACCACGCCTGCCGGGCCCGGAGGTCCATGAAGTTGTATTGCGAGGCCAGCGCTTCCTTCTGCCCCTCGATGGTGGTGCGCAGGGAGATGACCTCGTGGTACGGGTTCTCGTAGGGGTAGGCCCGGTTGAGGACGGCCGACGCGGTCTTCGTCCCGTCCTCGCTCGCGGCGTGTCCGGGGAGTCCGGTGGGGCTCACCGCCTGCTGGATGTCAGCCCGCACGTCCGGGTGCTCCTTGTGGGTGTCGATGTCGGTGATCTGGCTCTTGTCCTCGCCGATGAACTCGGTCAGGAAGCTGGGCGACGGAAGGTAGCCCGTCTTGTTCCCCGCCAGGTCCATCGGCGCCTTGAGGACGACACCCTTCGAGGTCACCGGGTGGGAGAACTCCGCCTTGCCAGTCCCGGCGAGCGCGGCCTTCTCCATCAGGTGCCCCAGGAACGCCTGCTCGAGCACGGCGTAGCCGTCGTCCTTGAACAGGTCCTGCGGAGCGTGGTCGTACTCCGGGGCGCTGATGATGACGTGGGCCAGCTTCGTACCATCCGAGAGCTGCTGGACGACCTTGGCCGGGTCGGCCGGCGTGAAGCTCGGGTAGACGAGGCCGCCCTTGTTCTCGGCCGCACCCTTCTCGAACACCCGGGCGTTGACCTCGAGGTTCGCGAACTCGCAGATGCGGTTGATGTGCTCGACCTGGATGCCCGACGTCTCGCTGGCGAGCTTCGTCACGGCCTCGGTGAGTGGCACACCCTCGTTGAGGAACTTGGCCGCGGCCTGCTTGCCCATCAACTTCAGCGTGTCGGCGTCGAGGGAGACCTGGGAGCTTCGGCCAGCGAGCAGGTACTGAACGAGGTCGTCTGACATGCTTCCGTCCTCTCGTCCCAATGTCGTTCGGTCAGGCACATCGTAAGAGCAACCTCCAGGACTTGTCAAGTCGTTTGGGCATGATAGACTAGTAGCAGGTCAGTCAGGAGGTCGGCACTCATGGAAGATCTATGGTGCGGTTTCAGCGACGCCTTGAGTTTGCTGGGAGTGACAGCACAGCACCTCAACCGCTACGCCAAGGAAGGAGTCATCCGCGAGACAAAGACGGACGGCAAAAGACTCTTCCTTCGGCAGGACGTGCAAGATGTGAATGAGGCGCGAGAGAGGATCGGCGATGTTCGACGCAACCCTCTTCGAGTGGCTGTGCTGCTCGTCCGCCTGGAGCGCACGGAGAGATTCACCGAGCACTTGATGGAGGTGATCGGCCACAACCCGAAGCCTGTCAACCTGGACATCCCAACCGCTATCGAGCTGTACCGCGCCTGTGTCCTGATGGCGGCCGAGGCTACTCCGAGCATCGACAAGATCAGGTACTGGACCTACATCATCGACGGTCTTCGACAGGACCACTTCGAGATGATGACATCGCTGTCCAAGCAGCCATGGAGGATCTTCCTCCAGCTCGTCGACTCGTTCATCAGCCACCTCGCCGACAGCCCTCTCATCGAGACGGAGCTGCTGGTGCAGATACTCCACGACCGGCTTCTCCGAGCTCGCCGTAGCCTGCGTCAGGAGATCGTCGTCTTCGAGGCAGTCAACCAACGCGACTTGGGCGAGCTCGCCGCAGCGATGTGCGTAGCCCAGTCCGACATCGACAGCTGGATCAATCCTGCGGATAAGGGTTAGGCTCGTCCTTCACCGGGTCCGTCGGCCGCAGAATGTCCGGCCGCGGATGCACCAGGATGGACACGAGGAAGCTCAGCACCAACGAGTGGAATGCGTCGTCAGTCGTGCCCGGGGTCTTGTCGTAGACGATCATTCGCTGCCGCTCGTTGTACTCGCTGTAGATGTTGAGCATGTCCTGCCCGAACGGCTCCTGGAAGATGTCCCACGAGGGGAACGTGAAGACGTTGCGCCTCTTGATGGCATTGAAGACGTCGGACATCACCTCGGTGCGGTGGACCACGAAGCGGCCAAGACGATCCTCCCACCGGACCTTCTGGCTGGGAGCGGTGTACTGGTACTTCACCACCCGCTTCGACCCGTAGGCTCGAACGAGCTTGTCGTTCCGGTCGAAGCCGCCGCCGTAGTCCACGCCGATGAGCCGCGGATTCCACGCGAGCACCAGGTCTTTGATGATGGAGATCTGCCGGTCGGGCTCCGTCTCCGGGCCCTCGAAGCGGTGCCAGAAGAACGGGGTGAACCTGTCCTCTAGGTAGGCAGCGATGTTGATGACGGTGAACGAGTTGTTCTCTCCTGTGCCCCAGTCGATGCCGAAGAAGACGTCGACGCCGGCGAGCCTCGTCTTCAACTCCAGCAGCCTGTCCGGGGACATCAACAGGTCCTTGTTGCAGTTGTCGATGACGTCCTGCTGCGCGAGTGGTCTGCTGCCGCTGTCGTAGGAGAGGCCAAGGACCTCGTTGTGGAACTGGGCGACCGAGTACTTCCTCATCTTGTCGAGGATGTCGCCCCACTCGATCCACGGCACCATCAGCTGCGGGATCCTGAACGCCTCGTAGGGCTGGTCGATCTTCGGATTGGCCATCCGGGCCCAGCGGGCCTCGGGGTGCATCGGGTTGATGAGCTCGCCGCAGTTGTCGCAGATGAGTCCCTTGAGGCCGACGTTATCCCCGTCGAGGATGTTCCAGTATCTGCCGGCCGCACCTTCGGCGTTCGATCCGCAGCGGTCGCAGGGAACCACCCACTCGCACTGGGTGGAGTAGTTGAGCCACCAGTACTCCATCGGGTTGTCGAGGGAGAGCGGCGTGCCCGAGTAGCAGAAGAACTTGAACGGCGAGTGGGACGCGCACTCCTCGATGACCGGCAGGTTCTCCAGCAGGATGGACTGCATCTCGTCGATGTCGATCATGTCGGCGGGGATGCCGCGGACACGGTCGGCGTTGAGGAATGCGTAGCGGAGGATCCAGGACGACCTGTTGATGAACTGCTTCTGGAAGACGTTGTCCATCAGCTCGGACGTGGTCCACGCCTTGAGCTTGGGGGACGTGAGGATGGGCTCCTTCAGTCGGTCCTGTGAGAACGTCTTCGTCTGCGTGTTGGAAGGAGAGACGTAGAGGATCCTGAAGCCTGGAATCATGCAGGCGTAGGCCATGCCCTTGTTGCCGAGGGTCGTGGACTTCTCGACCTGCCGACCACACTTCAGCAATACCCTCTTCGAGGGGGTGTCGTAGACGTCGATGAGGTACCGTCGCTCGCTGAAGCTGAACGGCACCATCCGCTGCTTGGCCGCGTCTCGGATCTCGACGGAGAACTCCACGAACTGCGACGGAGACGCCGAGATGAGATCGGCTCGGAGCTCGTCCACGTACTCCGCGTCGAACGTATCCAGGTAGTCGGAGGGGTCCTCGAGGTCCACTTCCTCTGCATAGTCCGGCTCGCCGTTGGGGAGGATGATGACCGGACGGTCCGACTCCGAGTAGTCGCAGATGCGGGAGAGCTCGAACTCTTCTGTGGGCACCGACCTGACCATGCTCATCATCCTCCCCGGGGATGCGCAGAAAGTCAACCACTACGGGTATAAGGGGTTTGGAATCCAGTCAACAGTTAGCCGGAGGGCACCATGCCTAAGAAGTGGGTCGTCTTCTGGATCGCCTGCGACATCCCTGTAGAGGATGAGGAGTACGTTGATCCCTGGGAGGCGTACATGGAGGGTGGCCTGTCTCCCGGACTCGGTATAGAGTTCGTGGTCAGCGAGTCCCAGTGGGAAGCCGAGCAGGAGGTCCTAGCCTATGTCCAGGAGAAGCACGAAGATCTCTCGCTGGAGGCCGTCTACGTTATGTCGTGGGAGGACTTTCTATTCGACGCTACCTGCCGCCTCGACTCTGCGATGGCTGAGCATCTTCAGCAGCAAGCTGAAGCTCGTCGGGCTGGACCCTGAAGACCCTGCCGTCCACCCCACGAAGAACGGACCGCTGGAGTTCGTCGTGGAGATCCGGTTCGGGGACCGGGCCCACCCCGACAACATCCCACTCATCCGGAAGATGCTCCTCCAGTTCGCCAACGCGAACGAGTCCGAGGTGGCTTCCGGTGCGGACATCCGTGCAACAGGTATGCGCTTCGTGGTACAACTGAAGCGCAGACTGATACTGGAGCTGACGGATCCACTGGAGGAAGAATGAAGATCGCACTCTACATCGCCGTCCCCATCGTGGTGCTAGGCCTGATGGGACTGAACCTCTACCAGATGGGTCAGGTGAGCTCGCTGCAGGAGATGAACGACAGCCTCCAGCGCGAGAACCTCGACCTGGCCAAGGACTGCAGCGCGGTTGCCTCGTGGACGGATCGGGTGATGGCCCGGTCGAAGATCATCCGCGACGACTACCGCGAGCTGCAGCGACAGATCATTCACAGCGTCCCAGAAGAAAAGATGGGCGCAGCGCTGACGAGGTGGGCGAGCCATGAACCGCAACCAGAAGACCATCCTGCAACGCAGACCTGGTGGCAGCGCCTCCTCTTCCCCCAACCCACGGGGATGGGGGGACCCGACTAGTTATCTCGTCGCCGGACTGGACGAGGTCGGGATGGGGTGCCTCGCCGGCCCGGTGCTCGTCGCCATCGCCGTCTTCGAGGAAGGTCCTCCACCGTTCCCCGGTCTGGACGACTCGAAGAAACTTTCTCCCAGTAGGCGCAGACAGCTCTACTGGAAGATCTTCGACGAGGCGGTGACCATCGGCCTCGGCTTCAGCACCAACGAGGTAGTGGACCAGCACGGCATCCGAGAGGCGTGGAACCGAGCTGCGTCGATGGCTGCAGAGGGGCTGGAGCACACGCCAGACAAGACCTACATCGACGGGCACATCGAGCCCCGGGTGGCGAAGGTCCTCGGCAACTCCATCACGATGCCGAAGGCCGACTCCAAGATCTGGCAGGTCTCGGCGGCGAGCATCGTGGCCAAGGTGATCCGGGACGACTGGATGTCGAGCCTGGCGAAGGAGTACCCGGGATACGGATTCGAGAAGCACAAGGGCTACGGCACGGAGCTACATCGATCGGCGATCATGGAGAGGGGATTTTCTCCCTTGCATCGTCGCAGCTTCTGCCGCAAGATACGTCCCCACGGTTTCGGCGGAGGGGCCGCCGAATGAACAGGAGGTCGGCATGAGCAGACAGAGAGGCAAGTGGTTCAGGGAGAAGGGCGACCGCAAGGCGGCGCGGGACTTCGCCAAGGAGCACGGCATGTGCATCTGGGAGGTGAAGCACTACGGCGCCGCCAACGGCAAGAAGAAGCGGCCGCTCGAGGGCGTCAACTTCTACTGCGGGCACTACCTGACCGAGCAGATCGAGGCCAAGATGCAGGCCGGTCGGATGGTTCTGAAGAAGCTCGGCTCCTACTAGGCGCCGGCATTCCAGGTGCGCTAGGCCCGGGCCGCTACGGCGGCTCGGGCCTTTTTCTTACTACGAAGCTCGCAGCCGACGTAGCTCGTCACCGAACGCGGCCATCTTGACACGGACGAGGTGCATGGGGGATGCGACCTTCTCGGGCAGCTTCCCCGGAGGCGTGTGTGCCTCCCACTCCTTGGTCCTCTTGCGCCAGGTTGGATTGGTCTTCGACTTCCAGTGGAAGTAGCGCCGCTGCTTGTCGCTGACGAACGGCATCACGCCTCCATCGGCTGGCGACCCTTATCGAGGTGCCACTCGCCTGTGAAGCGAGGCTTCGAGAGCCTCCCGCTCTTGAAGACCTTCTCGGCCGTGACCTTGGCTGCCCGTCCGATGAACCGTTCCGGGTGCTCGAGCATCTCGGCCTTGAGCTGGTGGCTGAAGCCGGTGCCCACACGACCCACAGCAGGACCATCGGGAGTGGTGCTGTACTCGAAGCCCCCTGCCATCGGAGCGCGAGAGGGAGTGTCAGGCTTGTTCCTCTCCCGATAGATCTTCTTCACGTACACGTCGTGGTCATCGTCGAATTTGACCTTGGTAGGACGGCCACCCTCCAGACCCCACGCTACGACACCCTCGGTGGTCAGTGGATGACGCCGGGCCTTGATGTCCTCGAACAGCTTCCTCTTCTCCTCCGGAGTTCGAGCGATCTCCGGAATGCGTAGGTGCGGCATCGCCCGCTGGACCTTCTGCAGGACCTCCAGCTTCTTCTCGAATGGAGCATTGGTCATGTCCTGACCGCGGTAGCGGGCGACATCGAAGATGGTCTGCTGCAGCTTGGCACCGGCCTGCCTCTGCTTCTGTCGGCTCTTCCACACCGAGGAGTTTAGCATCCCGCCGATGTCCTGGGACTCGATGGCCTGCCCTTTCCCGTCGACAGCGATGGTCTCTCCACGCAGCACGATGTTGCCCAGGCCTGGCGGCACCTTCGTCTTCAGCATCTCGGGGATCTTGTGGGTGTGTTCGATGACCCCGCCCGGCCTCTCCGACTTCGGCTCTCGATAGGAGAACACGCGGGGGATCTTGTTGGCCTCGGTGGCCACCAGGTTGTGAGCGCCATCGAGCTTCGGCATGAAGACGACGTTCTCGTCCTCGATGAGCTTCTCCACCCTGTCTGGCGCCTTCCGGGGCTTCACCTCTCGGTACGGAGGACGTCCGGTGGGCAAGCCCATCTTGCTCTGGTGCTTGGTCTTGTTATGAAGAGCCCAGACCACTCGGGGGTTGACGTTCTTCCCGATAGCGTTGTCCTTGCGGGCAGCCTCGATCTCCCTCTTGGTCAACCTGCGGAGCGCGAACTCCTCCGGGCCCCTCGAGGTGTACACGTTGAACCGGATCTTCCCCTCGAACGGCTTCCTCTTGTCGTCGACGTGGAAGACGTCAGCCTTCTCTCGAAGCGTGAGCTTCACCGGGCCGGCGCCGTACTGGCCCTTCGGAATCACTCCCTCCTGATCCATGTAGGCGAGGGTGTGGTCCGGCTGCTGAATGGCCAGACGGTAGCGACTCTCACCCGGCTTGGGCAGCTCGGCCTTGGGGATGGCGAACGAGTGGGCGATTCCGGTCCGTGGGTTGCCGAGCCGGAGGTCGAAGTGGGTCCTGGCCTTCTCCGCATCGTGCTTCTGGATAGAGATCTCCCACTGCTGTGGTCGATTCACCTTCTGCACCTTGCGGGTCTTCTTCGGGTCGGGGATCCCGGGAGCGAACTCGCCTGTCGCGGACTCGAGGGTCTGCTGCTTGGCCTCCTTGAGGAGACCGAATACCCGTCGAGTCCGCTCGTTCACCTACTCATCCGCTCGTCCAGCAGCTCGAGTGCCCGGTTGACGACGAGCTCGTGGGTGTGCGGCAGGTCGCCATAGCCGTAGAGCTCGATGTTCCACGAGGGGTAGGCCGGGATGTCCTTCCCTCTCCTGGTGAAGTCCTCTACGTCGATCCAGGATGGCGTGGCCATCGGGGTGAAGCCCACCTCGAGCCGGTCGGTGCGGCCCTCGAGGAGCTCCCAGTAGACCTGCCTGATGATCTCGCCCATCTTCTCCGGGAAGCCCACGGCCAGGTCCTTGGGGAAGAGGTGGATGATGAGGATACCGTCCTTGACCGCGGCCTCGAAGTAGTAGTTCCCCTTCTCGCCCACCACGAACTCGACGGCCTTCATCCGCGACATCTGCTCAGCGGGCTTCACTCCCGAGACCTGCAGCGTGACCGTGCCGTCCTCCCCGACTTGGGCGCGGTCGTCCACCTCGTTCTCCAGGGCCGGGAGCATCCCCGAGCCGAGGATCTCCCGAGCCAGGGCCTCCTTGCCCTGCTGCACCCACTCGAACGGGGGTGCCTCCGTCTTTCCCACCTTCTTCGTCATGCCGACCCCTTACCTTTCCCGTCTCCGAGCTTCTTGCCGGAGCCGCTGAACTGACCGTCGGGAGCCAGGTCCTGGATGGACACCGGACCCTCCGACCGTCTCTCCATCGAGAACTTCCTGAACTCGTCGAGGACCTCCTTGAGCGCGACGTCGCTCTGGCTGAGTCGCTCGTCCGTCGCCAGCAGCGTTCGCGTCAGGGAGTTGTGCATCCTGACAGCGCTCTCGCTGCAAGGCATCTGATTGACCTCCAGCAGACGCATATAGATCATCTGCTGGGCGTGCTTGATGGCCTGCTTGGACTCGATTACTTGCCGGATACCCGTCCGGTGTAGGGCCAGGGCTGGACCCACCCGAAGGATCGACATCCGGTTCTTTCCCTCGGCTGCATTCGTAGAGCCACCGAATACGACCGCCCACTCCTCCGGCGTCAGGATGTCTGTGTTGTAGAAGAAGTGCTTGTAGATCGAGACCATCCTCTCGGTGAGGACAGTGCGGAATCTCTGATTCAACCGGCTGGAGATGTACTGCGGGTTGAAGCGGCCCAGCAGCAGCTTCTCGATCTTGTCCCGCATCCACGGGTCAAAGAGGATTCGCTCCTGCATCAACTTCACTGACGAGTCCGGGTGGTGCATCGCGTAGATCTTGTGCGACTTCTGGAATTCGACGCTCGGGCCGTGACTGCGATCCCGAGGGCGGTAGTCACTCGGCATGTCCGAGTTGACCTCCACCTTCAGCTCCCGGAAGTAGGTCTTGTCCGGCTCATCGAGCATGTGCTGGGCCAGGGCTGCGAAGACCCAGCTCTCCTCCTGGCACTCGGGTGTCCCCAGCGACAGGAGGTACTTGATGAAGAAGTGTGCCGGATGCTTGTACTGCATTCGGACCGTCCTACGCGGACGCTGCGCTCGCCATGTAGCCGCCGGCCATCGCCTTCATCGCGAGGAGGACCTCCTCCATGAAGTGCATGGCCTTCTCCAGAGCCCCCACCGGCATCGGCATCCCGAGACGAGCCCCGAGCAGCAGCTCGGCGATCCGCTTCTGGGTCGCCTCGAACTGCGGAAGCGACTCGGCGAAGAGGTACATGTTCTCCGGGGTGATGAAGTTGAGGGACAGCAGGCTGTCCACCGTCGCCCCGTCGGGGATGGTGGCTGCCTCTTTGAGCAGGAGCTGCTTCATGTTGGGCATCTCACCGAGCGCAATCGCGGCGTCGTGCCTCGACTGGGCCAGCTTCTGCTCGTAGGTGCTGATGGGCCTCGTGGCGTAGGCCACCCCACCCCCGTAGCGCCTGGCGTAGGCCAGCTTTTCCCTGGCCACCTCCGGGCTGACGCCGGCGAGGGCCAGGATGAACTCGGCCTGGGCCGGGCTGACGAATGCCCTCTTCTCCTCGGGGACGTGCTGGACCATGATGCCATCCAGGCTCACGGCGCCGGCACGGTCGTAGGCGATCTTGGTGTGACCGACGAGCCACTGATCCGACTTCACCATCGGCATCATCTGCGGCTCGTCCTGCAGCGCTACCTTCTCCTCCGGCAGACGCATGAACCGGAACGTGGTCGGCACGGCGTAGTGGATCGTGTCCCCGACGTGGCCCACCTTCTCCACGCTGAGCAGGCCCGGGCCCGGGGTGATGTCGACCTTGCGCCCGTAGTCGTCCTCACCGTGGTAGGTCGGCACCGTGATGCCTCCCTGGGACACCGTCGTGACGCAGGCGATCTTCACGGGAATGGTCGCCCGGATACCTCCTCGGTCGTCCGCGAAGAGGAACGTGCCGAGGTCTCCTCCCTCCGGCTGGTCAGTGCCGAGGATGTGGGCCAGCTTGCTCTGCTCGAGCTTCCTTCCGGCGATCTTCTCCTGCAGTGCCATCTGCTGGCCGTTGGTGAAGAGGGTGAGCGGCAGCTCGTTCATGTCGAGGTCCACCACCTTGGGGAAGACGACGCCAGCGTAGGAGGCGTTGCCCACCTTGCTCATCGTGGCGAACTCGCAGTAGTGCTCGGCGACCTCCGCCGGCTCGACATCGGTACCCTTCCAGGCAGGGACGTCGGTGACGAGGGTGACCACCCCGTCGGCCGCCAGCTTCTCCACCACCCCCTCACCCAGCATCTGCCGAGCCTCCTCGACGCTGAGCACGCTCTCCTCCTGGTCGAAGAACTCGTGGTGAGCGATCTTCATCAAGACGTTACCGTCCACACGCTGCTCGAGCTGGACGACGTTGGGGGTGACCGCCGCCTTCAGCGTGGCTTCACGCGCAGACGCATCCTTCTCGGACCAAACGGCCGCTTCGCCGAGGACGTCGAGGGCCGAGGTGAAGTAGGGATTCTGGAGGGCCGCGACCTTGACCGAGGGCTCGAGGAGGCCGGCGCGGATGCGCTCGAGGTCCTGATGACGTACCGTACTCGCGACCTTCCGCAGCGTGAGCATCCCATCGAACTGCGCTCCCTTCTCGATGAGGTGGTCCCACAGCTGCTCGAGCTGGACCGACCCCAGCTTGCCGATGTCCTGGACACCCACTCCGGTTCCGATGCCCTGCATCCCGTGACGGAAGTTCACCGGCGGGAAGAGGTTGTTGATGAGCGAGGGCGACGCCGGCGCACTCCGGACCGCGTCGAACATCTCCGGCCGGAACATGGCCGTGTTGAAGCGGTCCTCGGTCAGCGGCTGCACTTCACCACCGTACAGGAAGACGTCGAAGGGCTCGAGCATCGACCCCTTGATGATGACCGGGATGCGGGCGTAATTGATCTGGCCGCCCTGCAGCGCCTCGACCTCCGTCCGGGCCGTCCGGTTGGCCACGATGGCCGCACCCAGACCGAACCCTCGCTCGGGATCCACGCGGTCGATGCGGATCTCCACCGAGTACTTGTCGAGGAACGGGATGTGCCGGTAGAGCTCGGTCGTGACCTCGCGCCCCCACTTCTCGGGGTCGTCGCTGAGCCGAGCGACGGCCGCGGCCTTCTCGAACTGCAGCGGCTGGTCAACGAAGAGAGGGGTATCCATCAGGACCTCCTATGGGGCGGGCTTGGCCTTGAGGACGGCCGAGTACGTGTTCGGGAGGAGAGGAACGACTGGCGGGACCTTGCCTGCCAGCGTGAGCGGGGTGATGGGAGGACCGGCCTCAGTGTGCGTGTGGGCCCAGGTCATCACCCAGTCCGAGAACGCCTTGAGCAGAACCGAATCCACCTGCTGACTCCCCGCGGTTACTTTCACGTCCGTCTTGAACTCCACGGATCCACCAGAGACTTTAGCGCCGTCCTTGGTGGAAATCAATAGAGAGCCCACGTCGATGGTGAGCTTGCCGTCCTTCGCCTCGAGCAGCATGTCCGCCGAGGAACGGTGCGTGATGCTGCCATCCTCGGTGGTTACGACGATGTCGCCTCCCCTCGAGGTGAGTGCGATCTGCTCAGCGACGGTGAGTGAGAACGCGCCCTCGAACGTGACGTCGACGTTGCCGTCCTTTCCGAAGACGTAGGTGACGACCTCGGCGAAGCCGTCAGCCGGGTTGTAGATTCGGAACTTGATCGCTGGTCGGTCGGAGGTGTTGTCCTCGCTCGGGACCACGCCTCCGGCGTTGAGCAGGTTGGCGGGATCCCCGTCCACCGAGTTGGACATCTCGAGGGAGACCATCACCTTGTCGTCGTCGGAGAACTCCTTCACCCCAAGGGCGAAGTTGATGGGTGCGCGACCGTCCTTGTCGTCGGCGCTCCGAGCCACGCTCCACTCCCAGGCTCCTCCGAACGTCTGCATCCGATAGCTCTCGCAGAGATCTCGGATGAGGTTGTTGACCGGGATGTAGAAGCGTCGGGCGATGGGAGTGGCGGCCACCTCGACGATGCCTCCCCTCCTCACCCACACGTAGTTGCCGTCCCGGCCGTCCATGATCATGTCGCCCGGCTCGAGAGCTCGGCGGAAGCCTCTGGATCCTCCGCTCTGGTCGAGGCTGGGAGGAGAGAACCACCCGAGGACGAACATCGGACCATAGTCCGCGGGCTGGGCGACCCAGCACACGGCTCCGGGTTCGGGCAGGAAGTGGATTCCCGATCCGGTGGGGGCGTGGAGGTAGGGTACATTGAACGGGATGTCGAACCAGCGCTTGTAGCTGTCCTCCGTCATCACCGTGACGGTGAAGTCGCCGGCGTTCACGTCGGCAATCCGAGCCTGTTGCACGGAGACCGGCTTGAACTTGTCTCGCGCTGGCTGCGACATCCGCTACCCGTAGGAGGGCATCTGCGGCTGGGCCGGCTGCTGCGGAGCCTGGGGACTGCCGCCCAGCACGCGCCGCCCGACTCGCCACGCGCCGTAGCCGACGGCGACCGGAGCCACCGCCCTGGTCACGCCTGCCTGGTGCAGTGCCCTGACACCACCCAGAACTCCTCGACCGCCAGCGGCTCCTCGCTGGAAGACCTCCCGGCCAGCCTGCAGAGCCTGCCCAGGGCTGCGAGCCATGTACGCGAGCTCGCCTGCACCCTGCCGAAGGTACTTGCCGGCCCCCGAGGCGAGCTGACCCAGAGACTTCCCGGCAACGACGCCCTTCAGGGCCTTGGCAGCTCCCAGCAGACCGGAGACGACACCCGCCTCCTTCTGGATGGTCTGCAGCTCGTCGTAGAACGCCTGCATCCTGACCTGGTCGAGGTTCTCCATCAGTACGCTCCTGGCACCGCGGTGGGGTGCGGCTTGCCGAACTCAGCCCCGTAGACGATTCCTGGGATGGGGTGGATGCCGTGGATGTCGGACTGCCACCCCATTGCGGCCGCGTCGAGGACCGTGCTCTTGAGGTTCTGGTACTGCATCCGGGCCATCCAGTCCTCCTGCATGGAGAGCGGCACCTGTCGGATGCCCTGGAGGATGGGCCGGTGCATCACCGGCTTCTGGCCCTTGCCGACCTTCCTGTTGAACGCGGCCACCTGTGACGTCCTGGAGATGTCTCCATGCACGAGGCCATCGTTGTCGCCCGGATCCTCCACCTTGCTCAGGTTGGTGAGACCTCGGACAACCACCTCGACGTTGCGGCGCTTGACACCCTGCTTGGCGTAGGCGTTCTCGAGCTCGCTGGAGAGGTAGTTCTGCGTCGTGGCGATGTTGGTCTTGTCCAACAGGTCATGTGGGTTGATCGGTCCCGAGCACAGCGGGTCGCCCTTCTTCACCTTCTGGCCGACCTTGAACCTGAACTCCCGGCCTGGAGGGACGTAGTGGCGCTCGCCGTTGATGAAGACGGACCAGCCACCGGCCGGGTCCTTGGCCACCCGCTGGACCACTCCGTTGGTCGAGGAGAGAGTGGCTGCACCCGGAAGCGTCTTCGGCATGTAGAGCAGCTGACCCACTCGCTGGAACTGGCTCATCTGCTTGCCGACCCTGGCAGCGACTCCTCCGTGGTGGAACGTGTCGAGAGCCATCTGCGTTCCTGGCTCACCGATGGCCTGAGAGGAGATGACCCCGACGTTGGTCCCGGTCTCGTGCAGCTTGCCCTTCTCGTTCAGCCCGTAGCACTTCGCGCACATACCCTCTCCGTGCTCACACTTCAGGGGGGATCGAACGACGACGCGCTTCACGTTGTTGCTGCGGAGCTGACCGAGGACCTCTGGGGTGATCAGCGTGCCCTTCGGCAGGGTTCGGTTGCGCAGTTTCACCGACTTGGAGAGGAACCGGTCAGCGATGTCCCTCGAGCCGACGTCCATCAGGATGCCCTGCCCGGTGCCGCAGTCCTCTCCGGTGATGACCTGGTCCATCGTCGTGTTGACGATGTCCTTCGTGAGCGTGCCCGGCTCCTGCGTTCCCTTGGTCTTGCGGACCATGCCCATGCGGACGCCGTGCATCTTGGTCCAGAACTGAGCGGTGTCGAGCCCTTCCGAGTAGGACTTCTTGATCGGAACGGGCACCGTCCTCCCCTGGCTGTCCTTCACCAGCATCGGAGCGACGGCGATCTGGCGGAACTGGTCCCAGTCACCTCGAGCTCCGGACTCCACCCACTTGTACATCCGGTTCCCGGAGGCCGAGAACTTCGGCTGCTCTACACGGTCGAGCTGCTCGGTGGCCTTGGTATAGACATCCACCAGCTTCGCGTCTCTCTCCTCCGGGCTCTTGACGGTGCGGCGGATGGCAGTTGCCTGCTTGTCCGCGGCGGAGAGGATCGCATCTCTCGTCGACTTGTCCGCCCTGAAGTCCTGGAGACTCATCGAAGCTGCGTCTTCGTAGGACCAGCGGTTTCCCATACGAAGCAGCTTGGTAGCCGTGGTTCCGTAGTCGTTCTTCGCCTTCTGTCCAGTCACCTGGAGCACGGTCTTGAGCTGACCCTTGTCCATCCGGAACTTGGGGTCGTGGAGGATCTTCTCCTTCATCCCCGTGGCTTCCGGCACGGCCTGGGCGAGCAGGATTCTACCCGCCGTTGTGGCGTTGCCTCCCACGTTGATGACCTCGTTGATTCCGACCTTGTCTTTGGCCGCAGCCCTCGCGGCTTCCTCGACGGTCTTGAACTTCTGACCGGTGCCCTTCCCCCACTCGCTCAGGTTGTAGAGACCGATCTGGGCCTCGTGCCCCGGTACCCCCATCACCTTCCCGGTCGCGGGAGAGAAGAGATTGTTCGAGGGGAACATCTTCCTGGCCTCGTCGACAGCCTCGTGAGTCACTGGCACGAACGCGGCCATCGTGTCGCCGTCGAAGTCAGCGTTGTAGCCGCCGGTGACGAGAGGGTGGATCTGGATGGCCTGCCCGCCGACGATCTTCGGCTTGAATGCCTGCACCCCGAACTTGTGGAGGACTGGGTCACGCTTCATCAACAGCGGCCGCTCGTCCACCACCTTGTCGAGCACCTTCCTCACGACAGGGTGGTTCTCCTTGATCCGTCGCTGAGCCTCACCGGGCGTGTAGCCGTGGGTCTGCACGAGCTCGCGGACGATGAACGGCTTGTACATCTCCCGGGCCATCTTGAACGGCAGCCCCACCTCATCGAAGCCGAGGTTGGGCTCGGGGATGATGGTGGAACGACCGGAGAGGTCCTGGCGCTTGGCCGTCAGCCGTTTCTGGAAGTAGCCCTCCTTCGGCGCCGCACCGGCGATGATGTGCATCAGGCCCTTGGGCTTCTTCGGCTCGGGACGAGGGTTGAACCCCTGCAGCGCCTTCAGTCCATCGTAGAGCTCCCACTGCAGAGGCAGACGGTCCTCTGGAGGCAGCGCTGGGTCGAACTCCTTGAGCTTCTCGTTGGTGAGCGCCAGGTCCTTGTAGAACTCGTTGGAGTCCTCGTACCGCAGGCTGCCAGTCGGAAGCTGGCGCACAGGGCGCATCTTCGGGGGGAGCACCGGCAGGTGCCTCATCGTGTAGGCTTCGGCCGGCTTCATTCCCGTCTTGTTGAGCGCCTGCAGCATCTTCATCTTCCGGTTGGCCCGGTTGAGGAGTGCGCCGCTCAGGTTAGGCAGCCTCTTCTGGAGGTCGGACATCTCCTTCTTCACATCGACCTGCGAGAGCATCCCGACGATGGCTTCTGGTCCGGTCTTCCCTCCGATCTGCTGGGTCCCGCGCATCACCGAGTTGAAGTCCTGCTTCCTCATGCCCGTGAGCGAGAGGATGGCCGGCTCAAACGTCGGGTTGGGCATCCGATCAGCGAGCGTGATGTGTGACCACTTCTCTCCCTCGAGCCCACCAGTGACCTTCGGATCGAACAGACCTCCGGACTCGGGGCGCAGGTCCTTGCCGCGGACACGCCGGCCTGGGTTCTTGAGCTCGCCGTTGGACATCTCGAGGACGTCCTTGTCGGTGAGTGGAACGAGTCCGAGGCTGCTGACGCCTTGCTTCTTCACGTCGACGCCGAGGACGTTGAGCATCCCCTTGAATTTCTCGTAGGCGAACGGCACCTTCGGCGGAGGGATGGGCAACCCCTCCTGGATGTCGAGCCAGAAGTCATCGTTCTTGTCCGCCTTGAGCGTCTGCATCTCCCGGATGTTGGACCTGGCGCCGTGGGCGAGCATCGCGTACATCCCGAGGGAGCCGATGGACTGGGCCCCGTGCGGACCTCCTCCCTTGGGGATGTTGGTCATGTCGTAGGCCTCGGCCGAGCGGGCCGACATCTTCTTCTCGACCTGGTGCTTCTCCTTCAGGATGTACTGGTTCCCGGTGAGCACCTGACCGATGGGCTTCTTCGTGACCGGGTCGTAGAGTGTCTCGGTGTCAGAGAGTCCCCTCTTCTTCAGCTCCTCCTGGATGGCCTCGGTCTGGTCCTGGTTCTTGTCCGAGAAGTTCCTGGAGAGGAATGTCCTGCCATCCTTCTCTGCGATCTTCCCGGCCGCGGTCTCGAGCACCTGCCCGAGGTTGATACGGCCCGGCACGCCGGCGGGATTGAGTGCGATCTGGATCGGCTTTCCCTCTCCATCATGGGGCATCTCGTGGTCGGGGACGATCTGGGTGATGATACCCTTGTTGCCGTGGCGGCCAACCACCTTGTCCCCCACCTCGGCAGGCTCGTCGGTGCGGACGTGGACGGTAACCTTTCCCTTGTTCTTGACGACGCGGACGACGGTGCCCTTCGTCGGCTTGTCCCACGACAGACTGGCGTCGTTGTAGGGCTTGATGATGCCCTTGCCGGCACGCTTCAGCACCTGCTGCTCGGCGTTGAGGTCCTCGACTTTGCGGAGCCCGGCGACGATGACGTCTCCCTCCTCCACCTTCTGGCCCACCCGGATGATCCCATCGTCTCCGAGCTTCTTCGCGTTCGCCTCTAGCAGCTTCGTTCCGTAGTAGGCGTCGAAGAGGCCCTTGTCGTGGACCACACCCTCGGACGCCTCGAACGACGGCTGGTGCAGATGCTCGGAGGTCAACTTCTGCGCTGCGCTCTCCGAGATGACCACCCCGTCCTCGAAGTTGTAGCCCTTCAGTGGCAGGTAGCCGACCTTGAGGTTAGTACCGAGGGCGAGCTGCCCACCTCTGGTGAAGTTGCTGTCGGCCAGGGTCTGGCCCTTCTCGACCTTGTCGCCCTTCTTGAACAGCGGCTCGTTGCTCAGGTAGCTCTTCCCATCGTTGAGTGGGAAGTTGTCGTAGAGCTGAACCTTGTGCGTCTGTCCGCTGCCGTCACGTATCGTCATGTGACGACTCGTGACGCCGACGACCTCCCCAGAAACCGGAGCACTCGGGGTCGATAGCTTTCCGGCCACCTCCTCGAACGTGTTCTTTCCGAGCGAAGCGTTCTGGACAAGAGGTGCCTCTCGGTACTTGAGCGGCACGGCCTGCTGCTGCTGGCGCGACGCCGTCATCGCCCGAGTGCCCTCGTTGCTGTGAAGGAACGGGATGAGGTTGGTGGCCAGACCGAACATCGCCGGCGCGCTGGGCATCACGTAGTCGGCCTGACGCAGGCTGGTGATCTCGTCGACGTCGCCGCCGGCACCGGACACCGCGATCTTCCCCTTCGCCTTCGGCTTGCCCTTGTCCCAGGTCACCTGGTCGGGGAACACAACCGTGCTGCGTCCGAGGGTGGCGACGTCCACCTCCTCCATCTTCCCGGTCTTGGTATTGTACGCCTTGGTGTAGAGGTTCTTGCCTCTCTTGTAGGCACCAGAGGCCATCTGCAACGTGACTCCGGTCTTCGGACCCTCCGGTGTGTTGACCGGGTCGAGGAACCCCAGCGACGAGGGGCTCACCGACTTGGCATCGTCGGTGATGGCGTGGGCCTCCTGGATACCGTGCTCTCCAGTGATGGTGGTCTGCATGTGACCCGAGATCATCTCGAGGGGGTTGGTCTGGTCGGGCCTCTGCGAGAGCTGCGTGTTGGTGAAGAAGAGCTTGACCGGCTTGCTGAAGAGGTCCGGTGGCAGGATCTCACGAGCCGAGGCCTTCCGGTCGATGTTGTTGCGCAGCCGCGCCTTGATCTTCCGTCCGTTCTCCCGAATGCGCTCGGAGATGAAGTCCTCGACACCAAGGATCTCCTTGAACTCGAGGGAGTCCCGATCGTCCGGGTTCTGGTCTCCGCGGCTGATGCCTAGCAGCTTCGACGAGGATCTCGCGAGGGCCTCTCCGTTCACAGACGAGAACGCCTTGCCTAGCGTGGCCTGCGTCGTCTCTGGGTAGATCTTGGTGTTGCCGAAGGTGTCCCGGACGACTGCCCGGGCGGCGTCCATGTCGGTGGGCTCCTTACCAGTGGCCGCCTTGACGAACTTGCGGAGCTCCTTCTCCCCATCGACGGCCATGTTGGCCCGGTAGATCTCGTCGCCCCACATCTGACGCATCCCGTCCTCGGAGACGCCGAGGGTCTTGAGGATGGGAGCGAGGGCGATGTTGGAGTCCCCGTACTTGATCGAGAACTTCCTCTGGTCGGGCTTGAAGTCGACGTTGAATCCACGGCCGCGGGCGAGGTTGAACTGGCTGGTGAGCTCCCCGTTCCTGCGCATCATGTGGTAAGCGCCGGACTTCAGCCGGAGCTGGTTGTCCACCTGCCACTCGGTTCCGTCCACGATGTAGGAATAGCGAGAGGTCAGCTTGGGCAGGCGCGCGACCTGCATCTCTCGCTCGTCGAGGACCTTCCCGGTTCCCTTCTCCACCAGACGCATCTTCGCCCTGACCGGCACGCCCCAGGTACGCTCTCCGAACTTGGCCTTGGCCTGGGACTGGATGTCGTCTGGGTCGAGCTTGTCGTCGAACTCGATCTTCTGTAGCTCCAGCCGGTGGTTACGGCCCTCGAACGGGAAGAAGTCACCGATGGCCTCGGCTGTCTGCCTCTTCAGGACCTCGAATGACTCCCGCGGGTCGATGCTCGGCATGAAGCGATCTCCTTGCGCGAGCTACTCTACCAGAACCGCCCGCAATCAGTCCAGTGTCAGCGGTATAAGGGTGTTAGAAGTCCTTTCTGTACCTACATCGGAGGAGGGTTGACTGTGAAGAGCGAGAATTCCATTACGATTTTCTTCAAGCTGCTGTGGGAGGCCGTCATGGGGAGGTGGGGATGTTCTGGAGAATAGTCTTCTGGTCCGCTCTCGCCGGCTTCTGCGGCTACGTCTCCCAGCGTCTACTCATTGACAGCTGGGAGGCATCCGGGCGAGCCTCTAGCGGGAGGGATCATGCTCGATGAGTACCACCGCAGGCTCAAGAAGGTGAACCTGGAGACGGACCTGGAGGACACAGGAGTCCCGAATGCTCCCTCGAGGGATACGGTCATCGCAGCGTGCCCGTTCCTCTTCGAGGACTCCGACGGTGATCGGCTGATGTGCTCGGCCCTCGCCTGCGCCGACTGCCCCCACTTCGACGATCGATTCGGTGACAGGTCCGACCTTCGCTGGATCTGCTCGTTCTGTGACCAAGACCAGATCTCCCTGGGGTACTACACCCTGGGGACGTGCCCAGCCTGCGGGCTGGAGGACGCCCTCCTGCAGGCGTCCGTTTCCAAACGGAGGAGACCATGACCGATCCGAAGCTCACACCCACCGAACGCTGCCTCGCCGCAGCGCGAGCGGCGATCCCCGACCTCATCAGATCGACGATGACCATCGAGCCCGTCACCCCCGAGGAGGTCTCGGCCCTGAACGCGATGATCGAGCGCGAGTCCGACCGGGCGTTCGCCAACATCCTGCAGGTGTTCGAGCGCCGCAACCGGGAGACTGGGTCTCGCATCGACTCCCTCCCAGAGGAGCACCGCAACATCGGCGAGCTCCCTGACCGCTTCATCGAGCCCCTCGGCCGCTCCCTCGCCGCGCACGTCCTGTTCAAGAGCATCCTCGTCGCTGGCCAACACCTCAAGTCCGAGGACGAGGGGAACTTCAACCTCGCCGGGATGCAGGGCATGGCCCAGGCGCGCAAGGTCCTCGGCGCCGGCGGACAGTTCGCACTGGTCCTCGTCGACTACCGCAACTGGTGCTACGCGGTGGACGTGAAGGGGCTCGAGTCAGCGAACCTGCCGCCCGAGGTGCAGTCCGTCATCCAGTCGGCCGCGGCGGTGGCCGGCAAGAAGAAAGACGAACTGAACTAGATAGCAGAAGGGGGGTGATCGTCATGATTCACGGCGGGGGAAACCCCGCCTTTCTTTTACTTCGGAGCCAGACGCGGGGCGTAGGCCTTCCTGGCTGCTTGGTAGCCCTTGATGCTCCCCTGCTGCTCCCCGAGCTGTATGCCCTTCTCGAGCCCTCTCTTCAACCCGCTCCGCTCTCCGAGGCCGTGCATCCCCTTGGCGGCGAGTCCGGTACCAGCCCCGACCAGCGCTCCTTTGACGGCTCGGCCGAGGGCTCCCTGTCGCTTGCCCGTCTCCGGGTCCTTCTTCGCAGTCAGACCCCCGATCACCGCCCCGGTACCGGCTCCCAGCGCTCCGGCGGCGCCGTAGCTCAGCGCGGTCTTCTCTAGCATCTGGATGGCACGTCCCGGCTTCATCCCATCGCCGCCCTTCTCGGAGGACGCTGCTCCGGCATCGGCTGCTGTCGAGCGTCCAGAGGATTCTCGTTACCTCCTCGCTGCTCCTGCAGGATGCGAGCAACGAGGCTGAACATCTGCGGGTTCCTCTGCCGCATGAACTTCACCATCCGGTTGGCCTCCTCCGGGTCCGACTGCGCCACCTGGTTCAGGTAGCTGACGGCCCTTCGGGCCTCGGTCATGAGGTCGATGCCTCCGCCGCGGCTGGCCACGGTCAGCTGGGACTCACCCGGCAGCGCACCAGGCGCCTCGGTGGGAGCCGGCTGGGGTTCGGGAGGCGGCGGCGCAGCCGTTCCGGTCTCCATCTCCCGCTGCGCCTCAGCCTGGGCGAGCATCTGTGCCTTCATTCCCTCGGCCTGGGCCCGGTTGGTGTAGCGCATGTTCACGAGCTGGGCCTCGCCCTGCACCGCAGCGGAGCCCACCTGGGTCCGGCGCTGCGTCTCGATGGACTTGGCCAGCTCGGAGTCGAGGTAGGTCTGCTCGACCTGCGGATCGAGATCGGCCTCGATGAGGAGCGTCCGGTCGGATACCTTACCCGCCTGGTTGAGCTGCTGGAAGAAGAACAGCCGCTGCAGGTCGTCGGCCATCTTGAACCGACGGAACTCCACGTCCACCTTGGCCCAGCCAAGGAAGTTGGCGACCTTGTGGAGCACGAAGTCCCGCACGAGGTGCAACAGGCTGTGCCGGTATCCGAGGAAGTGGTTCTCGAGCATCCGCATCGAGACGTTGCTGCCGCTGTACTGTAGACCCCCGAAGATGAACTCCTGGGGCACGCCCATACCAGCGATGATCGTCTCCGCCTCCATCCGGAGCTCCTGGTGAAGGATCATCGCCCGTCCGTTGCCACCGATGATCTGGTGGCCGATGGGCAGCGGCAGCACCGGGATGTAGTTCGGGTCCAGCTTCCACTTCGAGATCTCTCCCTCGATGCGGTGGGTCCACTCGTCGAGATTGATAGTCGTGTAGGGGTCGCTGGTCCCGGAGCCTGCCTGCGGGAACAGGACGCGCAGAGGGACGATGTGCTCCTGCGCGATGGCCTCCTGCCCCTTCCGCAGGATCTGCATGTAGTAGGCGTCCTTGAGCACCGGCAGGATCATGGGCATCCCCCAGCCCATGTCCTTCTGTGCGATGGTCGGCCGCTTCATGTGGAAGAGGTTGTCCGGGTTGAACAGGACAGACTTCCCCTTCCGCATCGCCTCGATGTAGATGTCGGGTACGGTCTCGATGACCTCCCGTTTCCCGATGGTGATGTCGTTCTTCAGCTGCAGAGGCAGACGGTAGTAGTAGCGGTGCTCACCCGTGGTCGGGCAGTACTCGATGTCGACATGCTCCGGGTCCCAGCGAACGAGCCGGATCTCCCGGACGGAGGGTACGTGGTGGTCGAGAACACCAGCCTCTCCTGCGTGTCCACACTTCGGGCAGCCCTTGATGTGGTACTTCAGGTTACGGAAGTCGTACTTCATCCCGCTGCGAGTGTCCTTGATGTCCCAGTGCGATCCGCACTGCTTGCAGACGAGATACTTCTTGAACGGGTAGTAGACCGAGACGAAGCAGTTGCCGTAGGCGTAGTAGTCGAGCCCGACCTCGATGCTGAACGGGCGCAGCTTCAGCACGTCTTCGATGAGCGTGGTGTAGTCACCGAGCAGCTTGTTGTCCTGGGTCTTCACGATGAGGGGGGTGATGGCGTACTCGGCCATCTTGAAGACCACGGCGTTGATGAGTGGGTGGACCAGGAAGTAGTACCTGCACCACCGCATCAGCTGCTTGAAGTTGGATGGGAGGAACGTGCTTCCGATGTCGAAGAACGGGCTGGGGTACCTCACCCCGCTGCGAGTAGAGAATGGAGTACGGAATCGGTTGAATCCGCCGACTGATCCGCCGATGCCCGTGACGCTCATCTAGCGACTCCCTGTGCGACCTGCGCCGGACGACCGGCCACCGCTCCGTAGCCGCGGCTGATACCGCTGCCGAGCGTCTCCCCTCCTCTTCGGAGTGCGCTCTCTGCAGCCATCGTCCCCATCCAGCTCATCGGGTTGGCGGCCGTGACGAGGAGAGCAGCAGATCGGCCGAGAGCTCGTCCGGCCTTCCGACCTCTGGTGAGGCCCTGGGCCTTCTCCTCCTCCGTGGGCTTGCGGAGAGCCGTTGCCGCCTGCGGTACTGCCAGGGCAACCGAGGCCTTCCTCCCAGGGAGGTACTTGGTGATGCGGCCCTGCCCCGTCCAGCCCGACCTCGACAGCTCCTCGGCCGCCCCCCTCACCCCGCCGCTACGGATCGCCTCTCCCAGGCCCTTGCTCTCCTCGAGCAGGTGGGTGGCCTTGCTCGGTCCCATCAGACCGAGGAACCTTCGGCCGCCGCTCCCGGTCGCCTGCTGATAGGCAGACTGGAGCTCCTTCAGCCGCGCCGGATCCTTCTTGGCCATCTCGATGATGGGCTTCCAGCCGGCCTCTCCGGTACCGGAAGCGAGCTGGGCACCTTGCCGTGCCAGTCTGCCGGCCTCCATGCTGCGCCAGCCTGCTCGAGCGGTCTGCAGTGGGTTGCGCAGGGCGCTCCCCATCGTCCGGCCCCAACCAGCGGCGCGACCGCCGAGGGTCTTGGCGATGTCGACGACCCCGGCGTCCTTCTCGAGCTGCGCCTGGACGGCAGCCTGCTCGAGCAACAGCACTGCTCTGCCCTGTTGCATCACCGCGTCTCCAACCACGTCTGCAGAACCTTGGCCTGGTCGGATAGCTGTGCAGTACGCAGGGCGATGTAGTCCCTCGCGACGAGCAGCTTCATCACCTGCACACCCACCCGGGTCTCGGGCAGGGACAGCGATTCCGTAGGCTGGCCCTTCACAGCGTTGTACGCCTTCTCGACTTCCTCGAACGGGTACTTGTAGAAGCGCTCGAGCCGACGCCCCTCACCCTCCTTGATCCTCGGGACCAGGTCGGGGTTGGGCTTCAAGTCGAGCGGCTTGTCGTCGGTGAACCTCTCCGAGCACACGTCGCAGACGCCATCCACCAGGTCGTCCTGGTCCTCGTTCCCACAGTCCAGGCATCGGTAGTGCGGCTGCGAGATGTCCATCTGGATGAAGCTCACCGGCGGGGGGGCGTAGACCACCCCCTCGTCGAGGAAGCACGCAGCCAGGTACCTACGTACCTCGGGATCGTACTCCTCATCTCGGATCTGCCTGATGGTGTTGACTGCAGCCATCACCTGCGGGACAGACAGCTTGTGGATCATGGTGAAGATCGGGACCACGTTGTTGAGCGCGAGAGCGATTGGAACGAACACCTCCCAGGTCTCCCAAGGGAAGTTGTTCATGTGCAGTGTCTTCACCGCCTGGATCTTGTTCCTGTTGAGCTCGCTCGGGCCACCAGCGGGAAGCCTGCGCTTCAACTCCTCCCAGAGAGTCGCCGGCTCCCACTCGAACCACTCGGTCCCGAAGAGCTTGAGGAGCGCCGTGTCGAGGATGACCGGGTGCGTGTCGTGGTGACGGAACAAGTTGTGTGGAGTCACCGGCTTGGTAGGCGGCTCCTCGTCGGTTACCTCGGACGGGAGAACGGCGGCGTTCTTCTCCTCTTCCTCGTCCTGGAGGAGCTGATGGAAGAACCTCTCTGCGGGGTCGAGGTGATCCACGATCACCTCATGTGGACGGGGCGGCGATACGCGCGATGATCGTCTTGATGGGAGTGGGCAGCGACTCGAACACCGAGATGGGATCTGCCGAGAGGGCCTTGACGAACGCGCTGTCGAAGCGGTCCTCCAGCTTCTGCCGGTAGCTCTCCACCTGCAGCAGGTTGGTCAGGGCATCCTCGGTGAGGGTGTCACCCAGGTCGTTGGTCCAGCTCCACTGGTCGTTGACGTAGTCGCCGGCCATCTTGGTGATACCGAACAGGGAGAGGTAGGGGTCGGGGATCCCCCGGTCGTAGAAGCGGTCGAGTCCTGCCTCCTTGTCGAGCTCGGACAGCGCGATGACCAGCACCTCGGGGTCGACGCCGGCGGCCATCTTGCAGAGGTTGTCGAGCTGCGTGTGGAAGGAGTCGGCGCACGCCTGCTTACGCAGGTCGAAGTAGACCCGACGGCGCGGATCGACCTCGAGGCTGCCGTACTTCTCGATCACATCCGGCAGGGTGATGCCCCACCCGTGGGCCCGGGCCGCGAGCTTCGTGCAGTACTCTCGCCGCATCTCCGGGGGCAGTCCCTGGTGGTGCTGCAGGAACCACCCCGCGGCCTTCTCCACCTCGCCGTAGTTCCTGACGGGGAACTTCGGCTCTCCATGGATGACGAGAAGGCAGTCAGCGGCCGAGTTCTTCTCGACCTGGGGCTGCGGGGGAGGAGGCTCGGCATCCGGGACGTATGGCGAGGCTCCCTCCTGCTGCTCCTGCGGCTGCTGTGCGTGTTGCAGATGCTGGACCTGGGTGAGCTCGAGCCGCTTGGCCGCGACTTCGACCTCCTGCTGACGCAGACGGAGCTCGTCCATCTGCATACTGAGCTGGTCGTCCTGCAGCTGCAGCTGCTGGGCCTGGGCGCGTAGCTGGGGGTCCGGGAAGTAGTCCGGGTAGGGCCTGCTGCTCGGACTGCACGGAGCGGCCTCGTTCGACCCTTCCGGAGCAGTCAAGGACCGTAGAGTACCGCCCACCCACAGAGACGCGACCTTCTCTCCCTGCGTCAACCTGATCTGGTTGACCTGCTCCATCTCCAGGCGCTTGGCCTGGTTCCGGAGCTCGTCCTGACGGAGGCGCAGCTCGTCCTGCTTGAGGTTGCACTCGTCGACCGCCTGCTGGATCTGGGAAGCCTGAGCACGCAGCTCGGGGGAGGGGAAGTGGTCGGTGTAGCTGCGCTCGGGCTCCTTGTCCGGAGAGGGCGGCGTCGTCAGGTCGCGGAGAGTGCCTGACGGGTAGAGATCGGCCGTCTTCTCCTGCTCGAGCTCCAGCAGGAGCTGCGCCGGCGGCTCCAGCCCGTGCGTGAGGCAGGCGTTGACGAGCCGGGCCGCGGCCGTCTTGGCCGCTTCCTCGGTCAGCGCGTGCCTGTTGGCCAGGAAGTAGACCGTGGACATGGCGGTGTGCGCCGGGTCCACCATCGCGTACTTCCTCATCTTCAGGCCGTGGTGAGAGTCCACCAGGACGAGCGCGAAGTGGTCGTCCGGGAGGGCATCGAGCTGCTCCGGGGACATGAAGGAAGCCGTCTTCACGAACCCCGGCATCGAGTCCGCGTCGGGCCATGCCTGGCGCAGGACGGAGTACTCCGGGTCGTCGTAGACGTCGAGCACCATAGCAGCCATGCTCACGATTCACCTCCAAGCACCTGTGCGACAGGGATCTTACGGCGACAGACCCCCGATCGTCAAGCGAAAGCGAGGGGGTTCCTCCGCTATAAGGGAGACAAGTGTTAAACCGGACTTACGTCCTAGCCAGCGGAGGATTCTAAGATGGCGATTGGTAGCAGATTCTCTGGCGGTGTCGGAGGGCAGGTCACGACACCCCAAGGTGCGCCCGAATGTTGGGGCTACGGCTACGACTACGACGACCACGACTGCCGGAGCCAGTGCGCGTTCCGGACGTCGTGCCTGTCGCAGTACGAGCGGTCCTACCGCGGGCGCCAGAGCGGCGGCGGGATCTCGATCCAGCGAGGATCACCACCCGGGCTCCGGCACAACAACCCACAGGCCACCGAAGATCAGCGGGAGGAGACGCCGCTGATCCAGCAGGTCGGACACAACATGCTCCTCGGGGCAGTGCAGTCGGCCTGGGACGAGATGCACGACGTCATCGCCCGGTACCTGGGCGGCATCTTCCGCTACTAGTTGTCCACGTCAGGGCACCCTGGTAGACCACAGCATTCGGAGGGACACATGAACAGCCTCGGCGAGACCCTCAAGCAGCTCCGGGTGGCAAGAGGGAAGAAGCGTAGTCCGCTGGCGAAGAAGCTGGGGGTGAGTACCGAGTATCTCAGGTTGGTGGAATCCGGCAGGCGGATGCCATCAGCTGACCTCGTAAAGAAGATGTGCGAGGCTCTCCCCCTCCCCCCATTCGAGGCATTCGCGCTGAAGTACGAGTTCCTTCGCATCAAGTTCGCGGGGGAAGCCTCTGAGCTGGTCGACCTCGAAGAGGTATCGGCATTCGCGGACCTGTTCGTCCAGGAATTCAAGCAGTACGTCGACGAGGTGATGACCGAGGCTGAGATCCCGGTCGATCGCAAGGTCGAGAACTCCAACTACCTGCTCGGTGTCGTCCACTTCGTGGTCAAGAAGGTCACCGGGCAACTTCTACACGTCGAGGAGGACGAGGAATGACTTTCGAGAAGTTCGGGGAGATTGTGGAGCGCCGATTGGGCATCATCGGCAACGTGTTGGGGAAGAAGGGGCGCCACTACAACCGCGGAGAGGAGCGCTTCCACAACTTCAAGCGCGGTGGTGAGATCGCCGGCGTCTCCCCGGAGCGCGCCCTGTGGGGTTACCTGACCAAGCACCTCATCAGCGTCCTGGACATCATCGACGGCCAGGTCCCTCTCTCACAGGAGCTCATCGACGAGAAGATCGGGGACTGCATCAACTACTTCTTCCTCCTCGAGGGGCTGCTGACCGAGCGCCTGGGAATCGAGGAGTGCAAACCGGCCGCCGCTCTCTCCATCCGAGTACCCCGTGGCACCACGGCCGAGCAGCTGGAGCAGGCCATCAGGACCGGCGTCTTCCAGGACGCCTTGCTGAAAGCCGGTATCCCGGTGGACGAGACCAGCGTGGAGGTGATCTCATGAGTCTCAACATCGTCACAATCAAGACCCACAACCTTGACAAGCTCCACTTCGAGCTCGTGCGCCGGCTCTTCCAGGAGGGTCGTACCTGGATCGTCGGGGAGGGTTCCTACGAGGGTCACAAGCGCCTCGAGTTCGACATGGCCGTGCTGCATGTCACCCACCCCGGCACCCGGCCGCTGGCTCCGATCATGCCCGAGGGCGTTCCCCCGGTCACTGACGACGACACCATCGTCAACTACTGCGCGACCTACCTCATGGACGACCAGGCGCACAAGAACGAGATCTACACCTACGGCCAGTACATCAAGCAGCAGATGTTCAAGGTCGTCGAGATGCTGAAGCGCAGCGGCGGCAACTCCAACCAAGCCACGATGAACATCGGCGGCCCCGAGTCCATCGACCAGAAGCACCCTCCGTGCCTGCGGCTCATCGACTGTAGGGTGATGAACGAGCAGCTTCACTTCTTCGTGTACTTCCGCTCCTGGGACCTCTGGGGCGGCCTCCCCGAGAACCTCGGCGGCCTGCAGCTCCTCAAGGAGAACATGGCGTCCCTCATCGGAGTCGAGGACGGCGAGCTGATCGCGATGTCCAAGGGGCTGCACCTCTACGACTACTCGTGGCCCATCGCCCTGGCCCGCATCGGAGGCGACGTGCCCGAGGGCTCCAACCTCTCCAAGGAGGAGGCCGAACTGGGCGAGGGCTGGATGGTCCTCGAGAAGGCCGAGCCCGAGAAGGACACCTGTCCGAAGTGCGGGCACGAGATCGTCATCGACGAGGAGCAGAAGGAGCTCGAGGAGCGAGGCTTCTCTCGCTTCCCGATCTGCCCCTCCTGCGGGCTGGCGACTTGCGACAACTGCAACCCTGGCGGCCGTGGCTGCCAATGCCTCGAATGTGAGGAGACGGACGGGGAGGGATACGATGACTGACACACGCATCGAGGTCGGTTCGGTCGTGTGCGAGCGCAGCGCGGACTACCGTATAGGTAAGGTCAAGTCCATCACGGGTGGACGCTGCTGCGTGACGCTCTTCAAGACGGCTGACAAGGGGGAGGACGAGCTGCACTGCGACCTCGCGATGCTCTACCTGATGAGCGGGGGTGAGGCCAAGGAACAGTACGAGTTCCGGGATGCCCCGCTCGCGCAGCTCGCCCTCCGCAAGAAGCTCGTCGAGCTGGACGACTGGCGCAAGGCCTCCCTTCTGCTGGATCAGAAGATCACTACCCTGCGCGCCGACTTCCAGCACCACATCCACGAGATGCCCGAGTGCGCCTCTCCTCGGGCGTCCGCCACCAGGAAGACCACCGGCCCGCTCAACCCCTGGGAGCTGGAGAGACGCCACGAGAACGAGGAGCTGATCGCTACCATCAAGGACGCCAAGAACACCGGCAACGATCGTCTCGCCGCGTGGCTCAACGAGCTCATGCACCTCCGTAGCAAGGAGGCCGAGAGGAAGAAGGAGCAGCAGCGATGAAGTTCCTCGACTACTTCACACAAGAGGTAGAATACCCCGACGACGTGGCCTCCAACCCCCTCCCACTGAACGTCTGGTGGAGCTACATCAGCAGCACGTTCCTCAACGGGTTCATCAACTACGTCGATCCCATCAAGGTCTTCGTCCTCGACCGCTACACCCGGTGGACAGACGACGTCGACGAGATCTCCATCCGGGAGCCCCCTGGCGCATTCCAGTGGTCCAAGTTCAAGGGGACGAAGGAGAAGGTACTGGAACTCGCATCAGAGGAGGGTCGTGTCTTCCACGCTTCCCTCAAGATGTTCGACGACGATGTGGTGGTCCTCTCTAGGCCCAAGAAGAGCAGGAACGGCCACCAACCGGGCGGGTACGTGTTCTTCTGGTTCGACTGCGACGTGAGCGACTGCTGTATCGGGAGATTCGAGACAGAGGACTCGGAAGAGGATGTGGTGGCCGCGTTCGTCGAGTGGGTCGAGTGGGTCTCTGCCAACACCTGCGCCCAATACGGCGGAGAAGGATCTGCCAGGGAGCTACCACCACACGCGCTGTCGGGGTGGGTCTCATTCTGAAGGAGTAGCCATGAAGTTCCTCAACCCAGACCCGACCCGTGCCTACATCACCAACCAGCTGTGGCTCCCCAAGGGCTTCATCCGGGTGAACTTCGTGAAGTCCGGGCTGGAGTTCTGGTCGTCCGGACAGAATGCCGAGTTCGTCCAGATGTGGGAGGAGACCCCCACGCATCTCATCGTGCCTCGAGAATTCGCCAAGCAGCACCAGTACGCAGACTTCAAGTTCCCGGTCGTGGACATGACTCCCAAGAACTTCGAGCACGTCCCGTTCCGGACCAACATCATCCCCCGCAACCAGACCCAGCGTGACTCGATGCAGGCGATGATCTCCAACCGCGGAGGTGTGCTCAACCTCGCCTGCGGGAAGGGCAAGACCGTCATCGCTCTCTGGCTCGCGGCGCAGCTCAAGGTGCCTACCATCGTGATCGTCCACAACACCACGCTCGTCGACCAGTGGAAGGAGCGGATCCGGGAGCACCTCGACTACGACGGAGAGATCGGCACCGTCCAGGGCGACAAGTTCGACTGGGAGCACCCCATCTGCCTGGCGATGATCCACACCCTCGCTGGTCGGGCGCACGAGATGCCCCCACAGTTCCGACATCGCTGGGGGCTCACCATCTTCGACGAGGTCCACCACCTGGCCGCCCCCTGGTTCTCCAGGACCGCTCCCCTCTTCTACGGGCAGCGCTTCGGACTCACTGCTACTCCGGAGAGGGAGGACGGTCGGGAGAACGTGTTCTTCTTCCATCTGGGGCCCATCATCTACAGCGACGTCAGCCAGGACCTGGTGCCAGACATCTTCTTCATGCGAGTACCGACGTGGCTCGACATGCAGAACGCGCAGGTGAAGGAGGAGGTGCTGGACGTCACCGGCTCCATCCACCTCTCCAAGCTACGCGGGTGGCTCGGCCGCAACGAGGAGCGGAACGGTATCATCGCAATGCACGTCCGCAACCTGCTCAAGAGCGGCCGCAGGATCCTCGCCCTGAGCCACAGCGTCGAGCACCTCAAGACGATGCACGAGATGTTCCCGGAGTCGGGGTTGTGCATCGGCGAGGTGGCCCAGGACCTACGCTTCGAGATGCTGCAGCGCCAACTCGTGTTCGCCACCATCCAGATCGCGGCCGAGGGGCTCGATGAGCCCTCGCTGGATACGCTGATGATCCTCACGCCGTTCGGCTCGAAGAACTGGGTCGAGCAGGCCGTGGGTCGCATTCAGCGTCGCCGTGAAGGGAAGCAGAAGCCCCTCGTCGTCATCGTCGAGGATAACCGTGTCGAGAAGGTCCTCAAGGTCTGCCGGACGACCAAGAAGTCGTTCCGACGGCTCGGCTACAACTACCGGGTCGTCGATTGGGCAGACAGACTGGAGTGTACACCGTGAGCGAGAAGACCGAGCCCACCCACGTCCTCGTGGTGATCCACGATGCCCCCAACCGCTACATCGGCCTCATCGAGAAGGACAAGGTCGTCACCGGGAAGCCGGACGCGATCACGATCGTCCAGAACGTGATGCACCTCGTGGTGCAGCTGGTCCCCCAGGCCGACATGGCCACCGGACAGGTCACGAACATGAAGGTGCTGGAGACGGTGCTCCCGGTGGACTACGCCGACGCTCCACTGCCCGAGATGCACGTCCGGCTCGACCAGGTCATCTACTACTTCCCGACGGGCGAGATGCTCAACCGGACGTGGGACGCCTATCGGAAGGCCGCCAAGGGCGAAAACGTGTCAGACGGATCTGTTATACGTCCTCCGGTAGGCCTTGATTACTCGAAGCTGCGCGGGAGGGAATGATGGACAAAGAAGCCCAGATTCTCGCCCTCATGGACGAGTGGAAGGGCTGCGAGAAGTGCCCGCTGCACGCTGACCGCGGACAGATGGTCTTCGGCAGCGGCGCTCTCTACGCGCAGCCCGGGCCCATCGTCCTGGTCGGTGAGGCGCCTGGGGGAACGGAGGACGAGGACGAGCGTGCAATCCCGTTCGTGGGCGCCGCCGGCCAGATCCTGATGGAGGCGCTCCTCAACCTACACCTCTACGACGAGCGCTTCGCCAACATCTTCTCCGGCCGCGTCGGCGCTCCCATCGACTTCCACTCCCTGCGGGAACTGCTGCACGAGACGTTCTGGTTCACCAACATCGTGCTCTGCCGTCCGCAGGACAACCGCGATCCCACCACCACAGAGATGAAGGAGTGCTGGCCCCGGCTCATCCGAGAGCTCTACGTCGTGGACCCCATCCTCATCATCGCCCTCGGCCGAACCGCGTTCCAGTTCCTCACCAAGGCCCGAGAGGGCATCAACGCAGCTCGAGGCAAGCTCTACAGCCTCAAGGTGCCAGGCGAGCTCGTCGAGGTCGAGTACCCCGTCTTCGCCGCACACCATCCCAGCTACGTCGACCGCATCCAGGACTTCGATGAGAAGGACGGCGTGGCCGCGACCTGGTTCAAGGACCTCAAGAGCGCACTGGCGCTCGTGGACGAGATCAACTACCTGGCGTTCGGCGTGGAGATGCCCGACCGAGACGCCGAAGTCGGAGGATGAGATGGCGAGACGGATGAAAGAGGACCAGCTCCCGGACGATCTCAGGCAGATGCTGGACGAGTTCCGGGAGGCCGACGACGAGCTCACCGGGATGGTCGAGGAGGCCAAGAAGGAGAACCCTGCGTTCTTCTCCCACCTCGAGGCCATCCAGGTACGCCGCAACACCAAGATGGCGGAGATCAAGACGGCGCTGAAGCAGTTCTTCCTACCGCACGCCGAGGACGACCCGCAGCTGGGCGAGAGCCGCTTCGGCGAGTTCCTGGTCCAGCCCCGCAGGTCGCGTGGGTGGGTCGTCGAGAGGTTCCTCGAGGCCGCTGACGAGCTCGGCGTGTTCGAGGCGCTGTCGCAGACCGACCCGCCGGTCATCATCGCGCTGCCGGACTACCACTTCAACGCCGACATCGCCAGGGACCTGGGCATCTACCAGGACCTCGTCGACCGGAACGTGGTCCAGGTCACGCTCAACTTCCAGATCGATGGCAAGGCCGCCGAGGACAACTGCGACGGTCAGGTCTTCGAGCAGCTGAGGGAGAAGGCATGGGAGGAGAAGGTCAGCTCCCTGGCGGTCAGCACGCCGGAGGAGAGCAAGCCGCTGTAGTGCTCAAGGCCCGGGCTCCTCGTGTCTTCGGCACGATCGAGGTGTTCTACGAGGACCCGAAGGACGGCCGTCAGAAGCTCACCAGAGACGGCTACAACTGGACCGGCTGGGACATCGACGAGGAGATCCAGAACCTCGGAGGGAGGATGAAGATGTCGGACGACCTGAAGGAGATCGTCGGTGACGGGCAGGGCCGCGTGTCGGCCGGGCTCGACATCGGGGAGAAGGAGTACGGGAACGGTGTGGGCGTGTCGGTGATGGTCTCTGTCGCCTGCGACCAGAGCCGTCCCGGGATGGTGGAAGGCTTCGAGCTGGCGGCTCAGCTCACCGAGTTCTTCCTCGGGCGCCTCTGGGAGAGGGGCGTGGAGACCTACCGCGAGCTGACGCGAACGGTGCCGGGCTGATGCCCCCCGAGAAGATCACCGGCGTGCTCATGACCGAGCTGACCTACAACCTGTTCGAGGGCAAGCTCGATCTGAAGTACGCGTTCACTGGCAACAATGGTCAGCAGACCCACGGGTTCAGCCGCACCACCGTGTGGTCTCCTGACACCGAGCAGAAGTTCCGGGAGTTCCTCGAGTCGGCCAAGAGGGACGTCCTGATCAAACACGGTTTCCCCACAGAGGAGGAGGGACAGGGCCATGGCACAGTTCAGCGACAAAGACCTTCGCAGCTTTGACACCATCCGGCATCGGGCGGAGAAGCTGCACGACCTCAACCACCCCGACCAGATCGTGGACCTGCGGACGTGCCGGTTCATGCGGAGCGGCCGCATCTACGTCCCCGGCCGCGGCTGGCTCGAGACGAACCAGCACTCGCTGAAGCAGCTGGCCCAGCGCCTCGGCATCAAGTGGGAGACCTGGTTCATGACCGAGAAGCACGCGATCACCGATGAGGAGGTGCAGGAGGAGATCCAGCGCCGCCTCTCGCGCGACACCAGCACCCACATGCTGATCCGCTCCCGGCGCCACGAGAAGGCCAAGGCCGACAGCGACGGCATCATCCGCGCCTTCCTGTCCCCCTCCTACGAGGCCATCGACGACGTGCGCGTCCTGGAGCGGATGCAGGCGGCCCTCGGTGACCGCACCAAGGAGATCCGCTTCTGGAAGAAGCGCACCGGCGAGACCGACTGGGGCTCGCACTACACCGCGGTGCTGGGCGAGGCCCAGACCTTCGGGACCGGCGGGGACGGCCCGGTGATGGCCACCCCGGGGCGCGATGGCGACGTGATGTACGCCGGCTTCAAGATGCGGAACTCCGAGGTGGGCTGTCACGCGCTGACCCTCGACGAGTTCTGGCTGCGGCTGGTGTGCCTCAACGGCCTGATGGCCCAGGTGGACAACCAGCGGATGCTCTACCGGACGCACCGGGCCATCAGCAACAACGACCTCGACTCCAAGCTCGTGGTCAGCTTCCGCAACCTGCCCGAGCGGCACGCCCGGCAGAAGGAGCGGTTCGAACAGCTGCTGAAGATCGTGTACGCGGACCACGGCGAGGCCAAGCGTGTGCTCACCCGCTTCATGACCCAGCGCCGGATGCCGCAGCGCCTCATCGACACCGCCGTCGGCAACTACGACTTCTCGACGCACGATACCGGCGAGGGCGACGACGGCCAGGCGAACGGGTACTGGGTGCTCAACGCCCTGACCCGGACGGCCCGCGACATGGAGCCGGAGGAGCGCCACGAGCTCGAGCTGTCGGCCGGCGACTTCCTGATGCACGCCAAGGCGGCCTGATCCACTACCCCTTGGGGGCCAACAACGGTGTTGGCACAATGCAACACCGTTGTTGGTCTTGACGGGGAACGGCTCGGCCGCGATAGTCGGACCTTGCCCCCAGCGAAAGGAGGTCCAGGTTGAGACCACTGGGCCAGCTCCTCCTGAGCAAGGTCCTCGAGACGGGCGACTTCGCCACGCTGCTGCGGAGCAGGATCGACCCGATGACCCACTTCATCGACCCGGTGGAGCAGGGCATCTTCGAGACGATCCGCACACACTACTACAGTCACCATCACTTCGGCGAGGTACCCTCGCTGGATCTGATCAAGGACATGTACCCCGAGTTCGAGTTCACGCCGCCCGACGACAGCGTGGAATCTCTGTGCGACCAGATCAAGTACTGGACGGCGCAGCGGCAGCTCGTCGATATGGGGAACCGCATCATCGAGTACTCAGAGGAGCCAGACTACGCCCTCAGCTTCGCGAGGGACCAGATAGGGAAGGTGTTCGCACAGTACACCTCATCGAGAGACGTCAACTTCGCCGACTCGGCCGAGCAGCTCGTGGAGGACCTGCGCGCTGTCCGAGAAGGGAAAGGGATGCTCGGCCTCCCGTTCCCGTGGCCGTCCCTGAACACCGAGACGATGGGGATGCAGCCCGGCGACTTCATCATGTTCTACGGCCGACCGAAGAACATGAAGACGTGGACCGTGATCGAGATCGCCATCCACGCCTACATCCATGCCAACGCCCGGGTGCTGATCCTCACCCGGGAGCTCACCGAGCGCAACATGCGCGTCCGGCTGGCAGCGCGCCTCTGCCAGCTCGACTACCGAGCGTTCAAGCGACAGTCTCTGCACCCCGCCGACGTCGCTCGCTTCGAGGATCAACTGCTGCACCTAAAGGAGGAGGAGGAAGCCATCTTCGAGGGTGTAGGCAAGCACAAGGCGCTCATCGTGACGGACGACCTGGACGATCCAGTCCTTGGCGGCTCGGTCATCTCGCTGCAGACGAAGATCGAGCAGTACGAGCCTGACCTGGTCATCATCGATCCGCTCTACAAGATGAAGGTCCCGGGCAGCAAGAAGCCGGACTCCAACTGGGAGAACCAGTACCAGATCAGCCACGACATCAAGCACACGGCCCGGCTGTTCGAGATCCCCATCGTCTGCACCAACCAGGCGAAGG